AGGTCATTACCTGCTCCTAACTGAACTTTTTCGTTGTCACCCGAAACTGTTACTGTTCCACCGAAAGAAGCATCATCTGTAACTGTCAGGTCATCTGTTATAGACGCATCTGTAGCAGTCAGAGTCGTAAAGGTTGTGTTCATATTTCCTACATAGGGCATATTATGTTATCTCCATATAGCTCATTATTACAGACACTTTATCAGCTACAGAACAATCTACCTTTATAATGTCACCTACGTTTAGATTAACTTTGTTTCCTGCCATTATTTCTAAGGAAGACCCTACAGGTATAGGTACATCTTTTATAAGATGGGCTGTAGTATTCTGTGTCTGTGATGTTTGTGTTGTTGTACTTACAAGTGTAACACTTGCTGTAACTTGGGCAGAATGTACGTTAGCGAGTGTTAATCCTAACACTACTACTGTACTTCCTGATTGCACCGTGTATATAGTTTCAGGCGTACCTGATGATGCAGGTGCTACATCTCTTGTAATTACTTTAAATGTATTTGCCATTTATTTCTCCTATATTAACCTAACGCAATAGCAAGTGCAGTAGCATCATCTGTTGTAGCATATCCTGCTGCCGTTAAATATGTTTTTAAAGTGGTCAAAGCTATCTGTTTCATTGTACCACCATCGTTTAGGACAAGTCTATCTGCATCAGCTAATGTAATACTTGATGCAGCAGTGTCACCGTCCATTATATTTAGTTCTGCTGCAGTGGAAGCGATAGACGAACCTGCTATTTGCAAGGTTGTCGCATTCACTTCACCACTAGAACCGTACACTACTCCTTTACTATTTACGATTGTACCTGCAGATGAACCGTCTAATAAATTTAATTCAGCACCTGTAGATGTAACTGCTGTACCTGCATAGTTTAAATTACCTGCAGCTATATTAACTTCACCTGTACCTTTAGGTGATATGTCAATATCTATGTTACTATCGTCACCTGATGCTCCTACTACAATAGCACCACCTGTAGCTGCATTTGTTACTTCTAGTTGATTTACTGCAGAAGATGCAGTCTGTAACATTATTATTTCGTTACCGTTAGCATCAGCTATAAATCCACCATCTACAATCTTAGGAGCAGTAAGTGTTTTATTCGATAATGTTTGCGTAGTGCTTGCATAGTACGTATCTAATAAGTCTACATCAAAGTATTTCATAGCTGTAGCACTATTGTCATACATCAATATAGCATCATTATTAGCTATGGCTGTACTTGTGTCTATACTTATAGCTGAAGCATCTGCTACTGTATTTAATTCTGCGCCTGTAGCATTAAGACCAGTTACATTTCTGTTGTCATCTACATATGCCTTAACAGATTGCTGTGTCGGTACAAGTGTAGCACTGTTGCTATCCATGCCATCTTCATCTACAAACGCAGTAATTGTTATTGTACCGTCACTTAAACTACCATACGTTATTGTGCCTGTAGTCGTTATGGCAGATGAACCGTTGTCTATTGAACCAAAACCACTTGTTATGCTACCACTATTTAGTGCTCCAACCGTTGTTGTACTTGAACCTATGTAAGTATTTAAAGTGGTTAAAGCAACCTGCTTCATTGTACCATCGTCATTAACAACTATTCTATCTGCATCAGCTAAAGTTACACTTGAAGCACTTGTATCACCGTCCATAACATTTAATTCAGTGGCTGTAGAAGTTACACCATCTAAGATATTAAGTTCTGCTGTTGTTGCTGTCACACCGTCCAACAAGTTTAATTCAGCAGGTGTAGAGGTTATGGCTGTTGTCGTAGCTGCAGCTAATACAGGTATGTAACCACCCTGATTAATTAGATACTGAGTATGGTCGGCTGTAGGGTCTACAATACTAAGTGTTGTTTCATAAGCATCTGCTGTTGCTCCTTCAAACACAATAGCATTAGCTGCGTTCATAGTTACGGTATCTACGACTGTCTGTGTTCCAGTAACTGTTAGATTACCACCTATTGTTACGTTTCCTGTTGTAGTTACCGTATCAATATAAGCATCTTTAAAGTATAAAGACGATGTACCTAAGTCAACATCACTATCTGTAACAGGAGCAATCGCACCGTCTGCCATAGTAAATTGAGCAGTTCCACCTGCAGTAAATGCCATTGTATCTGTACCACTAAAATATAAACCTTGGTTAGTGTCACCTGTATTTGTAATTGAAGGTGCAGATGCAGAGCCATCAGGAAGAGATACTATCCCTGCTACTGTAACAACTCCATCAGCTAAAGTAATAAGGTCTGTATCATCTGTGTGACCTATTGTAGTACCATTTACTATTACGTTATCTACTGTAAGTGTAGTTAATGTGCCTACAGATGTAAGGTTAGGCATGGCTGTAATTTCATCATCAAAGTAAGCAGCTAAATCAGTAACAGCTACTTGTTTCATTGTGCCACCATCATTAAACACAACTCTGTCTGCATCCGCAACTGTAGTAGATGTAGCAGATGTATCGCCATCTATAATATTTAATTCTGTAGCAGTTGCTGTTACACCGTCTAATATGTTAAGTTCTGCTGCTGTTGAAGATATAGCTGTACCATTTAAATTAATAGCATCTGTATAAAGAGTACCATCAAAGTAGCCATCTTTAAATTCTAGTGAAGATGTACCTAAGTCCACATCATTATCTGTTACAGGAGCAATAACTCCATCTGCCATAGTAAACTGTGATGTACCTCCTGCACTAAAAGCTAATGTATCTGCTGCACTAAAGAATAGACCACAGTTAGTGTCACCTGTATTTGTTATAGAGGGTGCAGAAGCTGAACCATCAGGAAAAGTAAGAACGCCACTTAAAGCAGTAGCACCTGTTACGGTTAATGTACCTGCTATAGTGGCGTTTTCATCTATGTCTAATGTATCTATATGTGCTGTACCATCAATGTATAAGTCCTTAAACTCTGCACTTGACGAACCTAAATCTATATCACTGTCCGTTACAGGAACTATAGCACCATCCTGTATACGTATTTGTTCTACGGCAGCACTACTTACCTCTGTAAATATTCCAACTCTATTATTACTTGTATCGACTACAACCTTATTAAGAGCATCTACATCAGCTATAAGTCCTACATATGCACCTTCAGTAGATGTACCATCGTGATTGTGTCCACCGCTAAATGCAAAAGCTGCTAATATTTCATTAAATTCAGCGTTTATAGGTGCAGCTTTAACTACAGCACTCGCTGTAATATCTGCTGTACTTTGTCTTGAATAACCTGCCATTTATCTTACATCTCCTGTGCCGTATGTGACTGTATATCCCTGAACACTATGACTAGGTTTTGTATCGTCTGTCACATATTTAAACGATACTGATTTACCAGACCCTGAAAAAGTAGATGATTCAACTGGTGATGGATTACCATCAAATATATCTGTTGTATCAAATATAGCTATGTTTGTTCCACTGTCATAAAATGCTGCAGGACTGTCATTATCTATTGCTACGTTACTAGGTACTAAAACATCTGTATTTTCGTAGTCGTAACTTACACCTAAATTAATTGTATGTGCTCCCTCTGCACTTAAATAAGTAGATACACTGTAATAGTTTTTTCTTTGTTCAGGATTGTTCATATAAATAAAAGGTGTTTTATATATACTGACTATATTACCTGTATCAAATGCATTACCTGATTCTTGCCTAAATACTTTGCCCGATGAATCACCATGTATAACAAATTCTTCTGTTTCTATATATCCACTATCTACACAAGTACATGCTAAACCTGATAATTGACCAAACTCAAAGCTCATTTTTCCTTGATACTCTCGTAACGCACCTATTAAACCATTGGATGTTGTAGACGAAAAAATATATCTAAACTGTGATTTAGCTCTAATAATTACAGAAGATAATGCGGTTAGTGTCTCATCAGCTATTAAATTTTTAATTGTCTGTTGTATATTTTTAGATACTGTTTCTAAATTAACATCGCCAATTTTATTTGTACCACCTATAGGTCTTATACCATCGGGAGCAAGAAATAATAAATCACCACCTAATTCTACCACACTATCTGTTGCAAGGCAACCTAAATTTGATGTAACTGTTTCTAATCTAAAATTTGCAGAATTTTCTCCTACTAATCTTTTTATATTGTTTTTACCAAATATATAAAGAACATTACGAAACTTTTTAATAGCTACTATTTCAAAACCTACATTTATAACTCCTGCTCCATTTGCAGGATCAAAGTCTCTTTCTGCTGTAGGAGCACTAAAATATAAATTACTTACTTCTGTAGGGTCTCCCGATAAAAACAGATGATTTTGAAACTCTGCAGACATAGTTGGGTCTGTTGGAGCATTAGAATCTGTTATTTGTATGTAGTCCGTTCCATCATATGTAGCTGCAGGATTAATTCCATCCGTTAAAACTATCTTAGGAGTACCAAAATTAATTTCTGTAAATCTTACTTTGCTTACGCCTGTCATTGTAGGATTAGATTGTCTGTATTGTCCTGTGCCTGAACCTACTTCTATTGAACCTACTGTTGCCGCTGCTGTAGTAAATGGACTTGCTGTTAAAGTTAAATTACCTGCACTAGAAGGTGTTTGAGAAGTACATATTGCATTATCATCTGATGCTGTTCCTACTTCTATTGCTCCTGCTGTTGCTGCATCTACGGCTATTTGAGTTACGGTTTTAAAAGATTGTTCCGTTGTTGATGTGCTGTTATTTGGACCTGTAACCTCTTCCGTTATGGTTGCATCTTCAGAGTTAGTACCTGTAATTGTAAATGTACGTCCTGATTCATCACCTCCTGCTTTAACTATAACCTGTACAGGAATACTAACAGACACACTTGTAACAGTTTTAAAATATTTAGTAGTTGACACAGTGGAATTATTTGGTCCTGTAATAGCGTCTACTTGAGCAGCATCTGAATCATCTGTTCCTGTTACTGTAAAAGTTCTACCAGATTCATTACCAGAGCCATATACGGTAACTTGTCTTGGTTGTTCTGATGCTGCAGTTACAAAATTAACCGAACCACCTGAAGCTAATGCGCCCCCTATTACAGCATTATCACCTGCAGATATAGAAGCTGATGCAGATACTCCATCTCTGTCATCAGCAATTACGTCACATGTAATCTCAGTCCATCCAACTACAGCAGGTACAGAACTTAATGTAGTGCTGTTACTAAAACTATCGTCAGATATAGCATTGCCGTTAGTAAACACAGCAGATGGTAGTCTTCCAAAATTTACAACTATAGTATTAGAACTTTTAGATATTAATGTCCCTGTTACGGCTGTAGCTGTACTTGAGTCTCCTGCACTTGTTCTTTCAGTTAAAGTTTGCCCAACATCTAAGTTAGTATCTGAGCCTACATTAAAACTATAATAAAAATTCCAAAAGTGTAAATAGTTATTTCCCGATGAAGGGGTACGACAACCAAATACTCCTTGTTTAATTCCGTTAGCTACCGTTACACCTAATACTGAACCTGTTCCTGTTACTGTACCAAAACTATGAGAATACCCATTTATTTTTCTATACCCACCCTCTAAGTTAGGTTCATAATTTATTAACTGTGTTGCAGCACCAGAAGATTCTTCTCCTAAAGATAAAACATCTGAACCAGTATTTAGTCCACCCCTGCAGACCGCTTTAAATGTGGATACTTGATCTGCCATTTTACGAACTCAAGTTTATAACATCAGTAGAATAATGTGGTCGAGTAATCATAGTAGACCGTATGGATATAGGGTCATCTAATAATAATCTTCTCATTGACTTTATGCCTTCGTCAAACTTTTGTTGGTGTATTTGAGCACTTTGTTCATTAGACCTAAACCTCATCATGTACACCATAGCACCGTCTATTATAATATATTTAAACCTGTCAGGAACAATCATAGTATCATCAAATGCCGATAGGTCATCTGGAAATTTATAATAAACATACTCAATAACATATGCAGCATCTGGTAGTGGATATACACCAAACTTTTCTTCTGCAGTTTGATAAATTAACGTGGGTGCTGCTCTACCACTTGTTCCTGCAGCGTCCTCTACTGCTCTATATTTTTGTGTATACACATCAAATGAAATAGTAGGTAAAGACATAGGTGTATTGCTTGCACTACTTAATTCTTTTATATAAAAGGTATCCCAATCTACACTCGCTAAATCGCTAGGAAAATCATATGTTCCTGTACCTGCAGTCATAGTTTGTGTTGTAGTTGTTTTAAGGAAAGGAAACTGATGCCCGTCCTGTAAAATCTCACGTATTGCATTGTTAACTGCATCTTTAGCTATGGCTTGAATATTTTTAGCCGTACTAAAACCATCACCTGAAGTTGCAAAAGTGACTTCATTTATACGTCTTAATAATTCATTACATAAACTTATATAGGTTGTAGCCATATCAATCTTTCTATTTTAAAAGCGAGGGCAAGTTGCCCTGCCCCCACTAATAATGTTAAGCCAACTGGTCTCTATCAACCGTATCAGCTTTACCTGCTGCACCTACATCGTTACAGTCAATTACACAAGCATACACTCGTAATCGTCCTGTAGCAGGAGCTGCACCTGCAATCAAACAGTCAATCGTATCTGTACTAGATACAAATTGAGTGAATGTTGAAGCTGCACCTGTAGTAACATCATTTGACTGTCCATTTGAACCTTCAGCACAGAACCCTGTGGAGGTAATGTCAGCACCATCAATGATGTCATCACCTGCTGCAAAGTCCATGTCCAAAGTACAACTGGAAGTAAATGCTTTCTCTACTTCAGCACCTGCGAAAAGAACGAGTGTTCCTGCAGGAATTTCAAGTAGCTGAAAGATGTCACCGTTTGCACCAGAATACCCTTCTGCTACAAGTGCGTCAATGTCCAAGTAAGCTTGAATCATACGCATTGCACCCATACCAGTTTGGGAAGGTAACGCTGCTATAGAGTTGGAAGAAACACCAGTAGTGCTTGAAGATGTCATATCATATGTTGCCATTTTCTAATCCTCCCCTATATTGATGAAACATACAACGCCCTAGTCAAAGCTTCGGGTCGTAGTATTTTTCTGCCGTATAGATGCATACCTCTAACAATATCTGCAAACGAATCAGGGTCACGGTATGTTTCCGTTTTATTGATTTGTTCTGCAGACGCTACTGCTGACGTATGCCCTGCACATATTACACCGTAATGAGAACTTCCTGTTGACGTAGCACCAGTTGGTCCATTACCTACAGATGGCAGGTTGTTTGACATATACACTTTAAATCCGTGTATATTATTAAAGACAAGTCCGTTCTGCAATCCAGAACCACCAAAGTCAGCATCCATTAAACGTGAATCCTCGTCTTTGAGTAACTCTGCAAATACAGGGTCAATAACTAGCCATCGTCCTTGACTGTCAACAAACTGTTGGTCAAGTTTACGAGACATTCTAGCTATAACGGACAATGGTGAAGCTTTAGCTGTTGTAGTATTTAAGCTATCGCCACCTGCTCTTGGAACAACTACAATAGAGTTTCCTGAAGAGCCACCGTTAAAGTCTTCTGCGTCTACCTGCATAGAAGCAAGTAGTTCGTTAGACGCTGCAGTTGATACTGCTTTAGTACCTGAAACAACATCGTTAGCTGTTCCTGCAACGCTACTGATAGCAGATTGTTTAAATCCACTCATATATCCAAGAACTTCTTGGTCGAATTGGTCTGCTAGTTTGTATGCAGCCCGATCACTCGCAAGGCTTTGGAAATTGACATGTGAGTGAGCTTCTTCAATGTCATCAACTTTAAACGCAAAATAGTTTGCTTTGTCAACAACAAGGCTGAAGTCCTCGTCATCCAAATCCTGTGGAGTAATTTGAGCACCACGTGCATACTCTTTCACAGTGATTTCAGGTTCTTTGATAATTTTAACGGTATCGCCCATACCCGAAATCTCTCCAAAATAATCAGAATTAGTTATCGCTTCCACAATAGAACTCTTGCGGAAAGCCAACTGCACCTGTTTGGAATAGATTACTGGTGAGAAATTACCGTTTGGTAAATTACCATAACCTGCTGCGGTTTTAAAAGCCATTGATTATAACCTCCTTTAGCTTTTACAGATGCAAAACTACAATCTTTTTATAGTGGCTAATTCGTGTAAGGTGCAAATAAAGACGTATGCCTACGTCAGTAGATGGGCTTACCGTGATTAGGTTAGACTAAAAAAAACTTATTGATGTTTGCGGATTATAAAGTATAAGTGGTCAATGTGAGGTTATACTTTATTTATATATACATACATGTAGTTATATGTATAAATTCTTAATTGTCAACACTTTTTAACGAGCATTACCAGAAATATCATAAACAAATTTTCCTGCTCTAATAGCTTCCATAATACTGTCCGCCTTTTTTTCGTACTCTTGTGTTGACATTTTATTTACATCAGACTCCTTTATAAAAGCTTTTGTATCATCTGTTGGTGGTGCATTTCTAACACTCTTAGTATTTACAGATTTAGCAGCATCATTTGAAGTCTGTTTCTTTTTACCTGTGATACCCATGTCTGCTTTGTAAAGGTCTATAGCTCTACCTGCAGAACGAGCATCTGTATCATTTTCATAAAGAGCATCCTGTACCCACTTAGGTTGTTCATCTGCCCATTCGTGAAAACTATCTTCATCTTTTATTTCATTAAAATCAGGATGAAGTTTTAATAATTCAGCTTCCGCTTTTTCACGTGTAACATTTTGTTGCATTTCGTCAAGTGCTTTTACACGTTCAGCTATTGCGTCAGATTGTTCTCTAGCTTTTTTAATTGCTATTGTTTCAACTATTGCAGCTACGTCAGGATATTTTGATGCCCATGCTTCTATATCGTCTTCTGATTTAGGTAACTTTATTTCTTTTTGAGTAGCTTCAGAAAGTTGTCTTTTGAGTTCATCAAGTTGTCCTTGAACCTCTTTATCTTTTTCCTGCATGTGTCTACGCAAATCTCCGTAGCGTTTTTTAAAAGTTTTTTCTTCTCCTGTAACTTCTGGTTCTTGCTCTGGTATAGTTTGAGATTCAGTTGCCTGTTGTTTATTTTGTTCTACAAGCTCTGCAAGTTCTTTTTCTTCTCGTTCTCTTTTTTCTTCATTTGTATATTTTTGTCTTCGCATTACCATAGATTTTGGTGGTTGTTTATTTTCTGGTTGTGCTTCTGTTACTTGTTCATTCATAGTTTTCTCCTTTTGGGGTAACTGTAGTCCACATCATGTGGGGAGTTAGTTGCCAATGGGGTGTTGTGTTATGGGTAATTTCGTTTCATTAAACCGCCTTTTTTAAAGCCACCGTATTTTCCACCGCCTTTATATACATCTTTAGCTTTAGACTTTTCAATATTTGATCTTGCCTTAACGTAACTTTTTCCACGTTCTTTTGCAGTTTGTTTATCTCTTTCTTTTCTACGTTTATCTGCTCTTTTTTTTCTTAGTGCCTCATCAATTTTGTCTTTTCTTGTTTGTGTTTTAGCTTTATCACTACTAGATAATAAAGAACCTTCTAGTTTTTTAATTCCTTCATTTATTGTATCTAATTTAGTTTGTTGTTTCTCTTGATTAGATTGAAGTTCTAATGCTTCATCTGCTTCCTTTGTAGTTTGTTCTAAATCTTTAGCTGTTGACTCAACAGTTGCTGCTTCTACTGGTGTAGCAGGTGCAGATAAAGATGCTTCTCTATTTTTTTGAGCTTCCATTTCTTCTGCAAAACTAGGTTGTTTATAATACTTTACAGGTTCTGCAGGTCTAACATACGCATCTGGACTAAATGCATTTTGTGTTTGCATATCTACAGGCTGCTTAATAGTAGGTTCTGTGTCAGCTTTTATTACTGCTGTAGGTGCAGCACCTCTAGCATCACTTGTTTGTTTTGATACTGGAGAATCAGTCGTTACATCAGGTGCAGGACCAGTTCCCATAAACATTAAATCTTTAGAAGGATCAGCACTACCTACACCTGTAGAAATAGGAGTACCTGCAACCCTATCTGCATCTTTCATACCTTGTACAAAAGAAGGTTCTGTGACAGGTACTTCAGAAGGATCAGGCATACCAAAATTTTTAGGGTCTACTTTAGGTTTACTACCTGCAAACTCAGAAGGATCATAAGGAACACTTGTATCGGGGCGAGTTCCACCCCTTCCTTCTTCTTCATACATAGGATCACTATAAGGCTTTTTAATTTCATCTTCAGTTACTTCAGTTCCATCTGCTTTATTTGTTACTTTATTTGTTATAGGGTCTTCCCATTCACCTGTTTTAGGATTTTTTATTCTACTAGAACTAAACGGATTACCATCACCATCTACATCAAATCCTATCTTACCTAAAAATTTTTCTAGTCCTGCACCTAGTCCACCAAGCAGTCCACCAAATGCACCACCCTCTTTAGACTTTTCTATTGCTGCATTACGTTCTTCTGCTGTAACAGTTTCTCCTCTAGCACCTTTTAACTCTAATCCCATTAGAGCTAAACGAGAACCAAAACCAAGATCGTTATATTCGTCATAAGTCATACCTAATCGTTTAGCGGAAGTTTCTATTGCTTCTTTATTTCTTGCTGCTGTTGCGTCTGCTTTTGCCTGTCTTTCAGCAGCAGTCTTTTCTTTTTTCTTAGGTGCTACTTTAGCCTGTTCTCCTTCTTCTCCTTCTTTTGGTGTTACAGGAGTAGTATCATCTAATGGCAATAACACTGCACCTTCAGGAACTATTTGAGTAGGTATGTCACGATAGTTGTGTACAATTTCAATTATATCACCATTTTTAAGTTTATACTTTCTTGGACCTTTAGGTTCGTATCCTGTATTACCCATAAAATCACTAAACGCTGCACGTTCTTGTTTAGCTCGTTCTTCTTGCGGGTCTATTACTCCGGGAATATAGTCTATATTCGCTCCTTCTTGTGCAAATAAAATACCACCACGATTCATTTTTGCATCATCTTCTTCTATAACTGTAATATCAGCAACGGTAAAGGGTAAGTCATCTGGCAACTCTGCTTCTTCTGAATTGCCCATCTGACCCATCTTTTCCATCATATTTAAGCCCATTTTAGCTTCTTGTCGCATTTGCATAAGTTTATCTAAACCATGATAACGTACAACATCAGCAGGAAATATAAATTCACCTTCACTTACCATAGCAGGTATATCATCACGAACTTCTTTTTTAAGAGAACCAGAGGGTACGTCATTACCAGATACTTTATCTTTAGTACCGCCTTGATCTTTAAGACCGCCATCTTGCATAAATGCCATTTCCATTTGATTACCGTACATTGTTTACCTCATCTTTTAATCTTTTGAGCCTACGTAGTGCCAAGATACATCCCTGTGCTCTATGTACTACAACCATAAGATCAGCCTGTTCTACAACACGATGCTGTTCTTGTATTAAAAAGTCTAAATAATTATTGAACTGTTCCCATTGCTTGTGGTTGCCCACCAGTGGCTTGAGCTTGTTCAGGTGTTCTCTGTTGCTGTCCTTGTGCATTTCCGCTAAATCCTTGTTCATTAGGCAATGGTGCTTGCCCTGTTCCTATAGTTCCACCCCCTGCTCCTGTTGGGTCTAAAGGATTAGCACCTGCAGGTGGTTGTCCTTCTGGAGCAGGTTGTTGAAAACCTTTCATTAACTCAGCCTGTATAGCAGCCTCGTCCATGTTATTTGTTACTTTGTCAGGGTCTAAATCCATTGACTTAGCAATCTCACGAATAATGTATTGGAATTTAGCAAAAGGTGCTAGAGCAGGATTAGCCGATACAGATAAAAATTGCATTAGTCTTTGACTACGTACTTCATTAGCCATTAAGCTTTCAGTGCCACGTGCTTTTACTTCTAAATCTCCTTTTATTTCAGGATCAAAATCAAATTGCATATTGAATTGAAAGAAGCCTTCTCCTAAAGGTCTTAAAAGATAATCATCTATATTTTTAATAACAGTTTTTATACTTCCACTTGCAGCAGACATAAGCATAGATATACCACTAGCAGTTCTACCTATCCCTGTAATACCTGTTTGACCATGAGAAAAAGAAGCAAGTCCTGTGCTTTCATCTGCAAGTTGTCTTGCCTTATCAAAAAGTTGCATGTTTTCGTTACTTACATTTGGAAACTTTGTTCCAAAAATTGCTTGTCCGGGAGCACCCCCTTGTCTTCTAAAGATTTTTCCGGGATACACACTTAAATCTTGTCCGGGAACTAAGTTAGTTTCGTCTACCTCTATAAGCAGATTACCAGATAATACAGCATTATCTACCGCCATACGCATAAACCCATTCATTAATGTTTGGGTATCGTCCATGTTTTCTGCAAGACCTACACCAAAAAATGAGTATGGGTTTAGTTCATAAGGTGCAGCCATGTAGGGTATCTTCATAGGCTTAAAAGGATTAAGTACCATGCGTAATACTTTATTATTACACACCCACACATTAGCTTGTAACTCATCAAAAGCTTCTAAGTCTTTAGGTATATCTATATCATTTTCTTTTAATAAATCAATATCAACCATACCCCAATATTCAAAAACTTCAAATCTATCTACACCATAATCTGTTGCATAGTCCGATAAATCATCTTCCCAATATTGTTTAGTATAGTTTTCTCCCATCTCAATACAGTTATTAATAACTTGACTTCTAAAATGCGGTCTTTTCTTTAATGCACGTAGTTGTGATCTTGAGAGTTTGTGTCGTTCTATAACATAGGTTGCCTCATCCATATTACTTGCATCGGGGTCTGGATAAAAATTCCAAACAGATACATGCGATAGTTGTGGTATTGTTTTAAAAGCAGGATCATACTCACCATCTTTATTCCAATTTGCATATTCTTTATCAATAGCAAATGGACCTTTCATTACGCCTGTTCCAAATAAAGACATCTCAAAAGCTGTACTACGTAAGTGTTTATTTGCACCTGACTCTTGTAACTGGTCATGTATCTTCTTTTGCATTTTCTTTGCAGCAATCATAGCAGGACTAAACGTAATAGCAGTGGGTGTTTTACCTGCTCCTTGTTCTAGCCCTTCTATATCTTTTAATTTTTCAGCTAGTGGACCTAAACTTTCCATTAAACTTTTTTCAGTAGCTCCTGCAGGTATATCTTTTCCATCTCCTGCAAATCCATAAGGAGATACATCAGGCTCTTGTTTTATTTGTTCTGGTTTTTTAGGATCAAAGTTTACATCTTCAACAACACCCTCTGGTAGTTCAGTGGGTTCAATAGTTAAAGGAAATTTATTACCTGCAAATAAAACATCTACAATTTGACCATATGCAGCTAGTGTTTTAGTTTTTGTTGTTTTTATAAATACCCTAGATTTTTCAGCTTCGGTAAATTGTACATCTGAACCATATATTCCTCTATAATTTTTATAAGATTTTAACCATCGTTTTTCATCATTTTGTCTATGGTCATCTGCTTTTTGATATTTATCCATGATAAAAGGAACAATACTTTCTGTATCTAAATCATAACTATCTTTATCATCTATATCTTCAATAGCTACTACACTATCTTCTATCATAATTTCATTTTCTTCTGCCATATTAATATCCAAATGTTGCGTCAGCTACTGGCATACCGTTTGGTCGAGTAGCATTAGGGTCGTAATCAAATATACTAAATCTTGGTCTTGACATTATACCATATCTTAATGCGTCATACAAGTGGTCTTCTGATGTTGTATCTACATCTTCAGGATTCTTTTTGTCTAAGGGTATCGCAGGAAGTTGAGAGATAATATTTGTACAGTTATTAAAAAAAACCAAACGAGGCTCTTCGGTAAAATCGTCCACCTGTAATCGTCTATGTATTTCATTTTTTCCTGATACACGTGAACCCTTACTTCTATCTGAAGGTCTCCAACGACACCCTTTTATAATCATCTGTTCTGCCAAAGATGGACCAGTATCCCCACGTTTATGCCACAAGCTACTATCAAGAACACCGTAACGAATATTTCCATCATGTTGTTCTATTTCCAGTACCATGTCTGCTAAGTCTGTAGCTAATACTTTTGAGACATAAAGTTCTCTATATACCACAAGTTGCTCACTAGGATTAACAGCAATCCAAAGAACTGCAGACTTACTACCGTATCCATAGTCACATGCTCTAAACTTAACCCAATTATTAGGTATAGTATATGGTTCAACAACATGTATGTCACGATTAAACTCAGTAAACGCTGCTCCTTCCTTAATATCCCAATCACCTTCAAGTAGCTGTCTTCTTTGTTGTTCAGGAAGGGATAAAAGCATTGCTTCATAATCGCCTTGCTCTGCAAGATAGGGATTGTCCATAAGTCGAGCAGGTATAAACCTTCTTTTAAATAATGCCTTACCTGCTTTACTGTGACCTTCAGGATACCGTAATACTTCCCCCGTTTCAATATCTGTTGCCTCAAAACTTTTACCTGCAGGAGAAGGGTCTATAAACATTTTTTTAACCCAACCGTGTCCTCTTCCTCCGGGATTTGTTGTTGCCCTCATATACACTGGTAAATCAGGAGATGTGCTCCTAAGTCGTGACCGCATATAGTTCCAACTAAAAGGCGTTGCCCATTGTGTTAATTCGTCAAAGCCTATCCAACTAAAGGCAAGTCCTTGATACCTAAGTACGTCATCATCTCTGTCGAGATAGGATAGCCACAATCTTGCACCAGAGGGAGCAAGCCACTGCATCTTTCTTTCTGACCATTTTATTCCCTTCCAAATTTTTGGGTAGAGTTCTTGAGACTTAAATATAAGTTCACGTAACTCCTCCGTAGTATGGCGTAAAAGCAAACCACTAAAATTAGGATGACCCATATATCGAAGTGGGTCTGCAAGCATTGCATAAGATTTTCCACCACCTGCACTGCCTCCGTATAGAACCTCTCTTTCACCTGCTGCTAAAAAATCTGTTTGTGGTCCTTCATTGGGCTTAAATATAACATTACGTGTTTCTTCTATGGGCTGTGCATCTATTTTAATTGGCTGCTGTAATGTTTTCTTTTGCACCTGTTCTTTGGGCTTCGATTTCTTTCGTCTTGGTGATCGCCTTTTCCGCATACTCTGCCCACTTGCGGAGGCTTCTAATTTGGTTCTTACGCTGTCGCTCATTCGCTACCCTTTTCCTTAAACCTACATGAGATATGTATCGTCCTGTTTGTGTTGTTAGCCAATTAGCTACCTCTCTGTACGAATACTGTTTTAAATAATCTCTTGCCATTTCAAGTTTATCTAATTCATTTTGAACTGGCTGTAGTAAGTCGGGGTCTTTCTCATCCTGTACATAACCAAATGGTATGGTACGTGCTATACGTGGAATAGGTGTCCACTCTGTTTCGTCCTTAATATCTAAAGGCTGTGGTAGTTCCCATCTACCTAAACTTCTGGTCATTATTTACCTTATCGATTTTCTAAATTTTTTTATTCTTAAAGATTCTTCTCTTGACAACCTATCAAATTTTTTAAGTAGTTGTTCATCGCTCATACCTTGAATTTTTGCAAATTGAGCAGAGGTAAGCATACTTCTTCCATCAACTATAGATACTTTATCTTCTGCTAAAGCACTTTTAACAAATGCTATTTTTTCTCTTTTTGTAAGTTCTTGACCCTTACGTAATTTTTTTACATACTTATCAAAATTTAACATTGTTGGCGTAAAGGATTTAAACATTGGTTCTTTTTTATTAATAGGTTTACCGCCAATAGACCCACGTGTAGGTGCTATTCTACCTGCTGTAGGTTTAGTCTTTGGTCCAAAAACTTTACCTGCTAGTTTATTTGTGGGTGTTTTTGTTTTTGCTTTAGGTTTTAGTCCTTTTTTAGCTGCTGCTTTAAGCAATGTTTTAAATGCCATATTAATCTTCCTCTTCTTGTTTCTTAGGCGGCATAAGCATAACACCTCCAGATGATTCTACTTGAATCTTTTCAGTCTTAATTAAACCTGTTCTATCCAAGAGTTCTTTTGCTGCTGACATTTTATCTCGTATACCAAGTTCAGTAGGGTCTACTAAACCACCTGCTAATGCAACCGCAGCTTTAGGAGCATTACGTGCCATATAGGTTTGTGTAGCGTCCATAATTTCATCTTTAAGACCCTTTACAACATCTGTAGTTGCTGTACCTTCTGAGTAACCTGCTAAGTGTTTAGCTGTAACGACATCACCGTTAGCTTCATCAAACAGCACATTTAAAAATATTTGTTGTTTTTCGGTAAGTTGTCTAGTCATTATATTTCCTCACCCAGTATTATTTCCTGACACATAGGAACAGCTAAAGTTATTTGTGGTGTAGCCATAGCAAAGTTTGCCCTTCCTATAGCTACCTCAAAACATTCTTCCTTTGTAGCGTAATAATCATTTATATTTTTACTTGTTACAACTAAACAGGAGTTGGCGTATATATTGCCACATAACATTACTATTGTCATCCACATATCAGTATATTCCACTTAATTCAAAATGTGGTCCATCTATAAAGGGTCGTTTACCTTCTGCTCTACGTGTATCTATATAACTATTCATGGCTTGTTCCATAGTCATGCCACATGCAGCTATATCATTTATATGCCAAGCTGCACCCCAACGTATAGGTACGTCTTCAAGCTTTGCAGCTTCCTTCATGGCATCCGCTATATCGTCATATAGGTTCAACTCCCATGAAGCCCTCCCTCCAACATAAGCCATTAAATCTACAGCTAATCCGTCAATATGTTTTGACTTCATAGTTTGTGACGCTCCTTTGTCTACTAATGCTTTTTGTTCCTCTACAGTACGTAGTCCACAGATAACACCAAAGTCTACTTTAGTTAAGTCTATGGCTTTCTTTACAACTCGTACCATGTCATCATGGACACCTTCAAGTCTATCTAAGCTTCGTTGTGAGAGAGTAAATCCCATGTTGTATTTCCTTTATGTTTAATAATAAAAAAGTAAATGGGCATAATAATAAAAATAATCCAAGAGCATTTCTTTCACCAGTCCAAGTTACGTAATCTAAATATCCTAAATCATTTATTATACCTGCTAGAGGTATCATTATAAACAATGATAAAAATATTGTCAAGACTGCTTTGGTGATAACTTTTTTAATAATTCTTTATCTGCCTTTTGTTTGCAGGGTATACAAACTCCTGATACTTTTTTCCATTTTTGTTTTCTATTATATACTGTATGTATTTTAATTATTGTTCCACAAACAGGACATGTATTATTTTGTAAGTCCTTTTTGTTTTTCATATGTACGTAAGCCTCCCAAGCCCAACATACCCATTAAGACTGTCATTAAACTTCCCATATCAAATTCAGGAATAGGCGGTATATCTATGCCAATCATCGTTACTCCAAATAATATAAGCGGTGACAGGATAAAGTGATACAATAAGGCTATACCACACACCCATCCTACAAAGGGTCTCCAACCGCCTTTAAACACGCTTCCAGAGGCTGCTTCGGCTTTGTTTATCTCTAACTGTGCTAAGAGTGCCTGTTGAGCGTGTGTGTCAGCCATAGTCGCTAATTCGTGAGCTAACTTAGCTTTTTGGTCTTTGTCTTCTACAACCTTATCTAGGATTCCTGATACTGGTCCTATAAGAGAAGCTATAATGCTCATTTAACTTTTCCACCTTTATTGTAAGCAGGAGATGCAGATAATAACGTACTCAAAAATGCAGTTATGACACTTAATTTCATAGCGTGTTTTTTAGCTAGTGATGCTAAAGTAGCAGGTTTATTATTGTTAATTATATCCTGCTGTCGTTTTATTAAATCATTATAAAAACTTTTTGAATGTAATCTTGCTTTTTTTCCAAGGTTTTTTTCTAGTTTGTCATCGCTTAATTTTGCGTCTTTTAACTGTTTTATTTCAAGGTTTGCACTTTTTACAGTATTAGCACGAATCTTATCTATAGTTTTTGCTCTTCTAATACGTGAGCTAGGTTTAGCACGTTTTAAAATTTTATCTTTTTCCGTATTACTGTACTTATACCCACTACTTAAAGGTAGTTTTCTAATTTTTCTACGTACCACTAGACATTAACCGCTATATAAATACACAGACCTATAATAATAAGTTTACCGTAGTCTAAATCCCACGCAGTTCCTTCACCACGTTCCTTAAAAAAAGTTTTAATTCGTTCAAACATATATATCTCCTATCCACATTTACAGTCAGGGTTTCCACAACCTTTTGACTTACTGCCAGAAGCTAAGAAACCTGCCACAATACCCACAATACCTGTGATACTCATTTGTAACAATTCTATTATATTCGGGTCTAATTCTCCACCAAACTCTGCAGCCATCATAAATTCATCGACTACTATAAGCCCTAACAAACTCATAAGACCTACAGATAGAATAAGTACCGTAATTGATTTCATTAGTTCCATTTATTTTTTTCCTTTTTTAAGATTATCTACTATTCCATACTTAGCTCTCGATATGTATCCACCCTTGTTTACAGTACGAAAAGTATTTTGTCCTCTACCTGCAACTTTGCGAATACTATCCATACTTTCTTTTAGTTTTTTAACTCCGCCTTTTTGGTTGATAGGTTTAGATACTGCCCTAAGTCCTCTAGGTATACGAGGTGCAACTACTTGAGGTGCAACTACTTGTGTAGGAGGTTTATAAATAGTCGGACTAGCATATCTTTTATTATGTGACAGTAATCCTGCAGCTATATAAGTATGAGCTTCTTCTATTGTAATCTTTACAACGTCACCTGCTTCCCACTCTATTACATCTTTTAAAGTGTGACCACTTACAATATCATCTATTTCTATATCTTTAGCTTCTATCCACCCTTTATTATCTACATACATTTTATGCGACAAAGAACAAACAATTTTTGTTGTATCAAATATTAATTTTAATCTTTCAGAGTTAGGAATAATAGATACATGCGATACAGCGTGGTCTCCCCATTCTAATGTAGTCTCGTGTTGTGTATGTACTATGTCTCCTATAGCGAGGTCTCCTGCTTGTTTTGTTTTATCGTCACTTAAATTAATTA